GTTGGAAAGTCAGCGATTGCCAATGCTTTGACAAGATATGTTCTCCAAGTTAATAACTTTGATTACAGCCCTCGGGCTGTGACATCGTTGAACATGGAAGATAAGTATCAGTCAGAATTTGCAACTCATCATAAAGGAGTAATCTTTGATGATATTTGCAATACTGCATTGGATCGCACGGATGGATCGCCCACCTTGCCAGTTATTATGTTTTTGAACAATATGACGATGGCAGCTTTGAACGCAAATGCTGACATGAAGGGTAACGTTATGATTGAACCCATGGTGGTAACAGCCACCACAAATGTCAAGGATTTGTTGTCCAATCAGTTATCGAATGAGCCACTTTCGATCAATAGGCGTTTCGAGGCAACGATTACTCAAAAAGTAAAGCCTGAATTTTGTAAGCCTGGAACGACTATGTTGGATAGTTCAAAGATTGGACACATGTCAAGGGATCAGTTCCCTGACTATGCTACATTTACTGTGGAGGAACCCCGTTATAAGGAGATTGCCTCAGGAGATAAGTTTAAGTCAGGAAATACCCGTACTATTATCTATGTGCCTCGTGAATTTGAGGGTAAGAAATTAGTTGATGTTGACATGAAAACATTGTTGAGATTTTTGAAGTCTGATTCTGAGAAGCATTTTGCTCATCAGAAAGCTTTTGTAGAATCTCAGCGTGATTTGTCTGATATGCCATTGTGTGAGTGCGGATTGCCAGCCGGAATGTGTGAATCTTGTCCTTTAGATTCACAGGCTGGAATTCCAAGTGTAGGAGAAGTTGTTGAATACCTCTCTGAAATGGAAATCCGAGTTATTGCATGGTTGAACACATTTTTGCGAAATTTGATTATGTCTAAATTTGGGTCAGCAATTGTTGCTTACTTAATGAAGGATAAATTGAAGGAAATTGTAATGAACAGCATTGGATACTATATTCTATGCATAGTTCTTACTCTCGCTTATGATGTGTTTGCACATGTAAGGGGGTCGTGGATGCTTATGTTATTCACGGTCTTTTACTCACTATATATTTACGTCCGGTTATGTATGGTCCGTCGTTCCGTTATCGAGAAATTCGCCAATGTGCCCTTACCATCTAAACTTATTCGTAAGTTGAGTTGGGGTACTAGAATGAAAATTCTTTACTTCTTGATTTCTATTGGTGTATGGAAGATTTTGGTTAAGCTCGCTAAGAAGTGGAAAACATTACCCACTACTCAAGCTGCAGCTCCCATCACCTTAACACCAGATGCCAAACCTTGGCAGGAACAAACCGAGTTTTGGGACTCTCATGCTCGCGAACGCACTTACCAATTTGGTGATGCTGGAGTGAGTGAAAAGTCCCGCACCATCTCAACTGAGAATCTTGTGAATCTAGTTGGCAACAAGCTCATGACTGTGCAGAAGCCAACTGGAGAATTTTGCAATGTTGTGCCATTAAAGAGCAATGTTTTATTATTGCCTAATCATATGGTTACTTCCCAAACTGAATTTGTTACAAAGATCGGAGGGCATACGTTCAAAAATATGCCTTTGGACAACAAAGTTGCAGTCAGGATTCCAGGAACTGATTTTGCAGTATGGTGGTGTCCTGGTGCAGGATTGCATCGTGACATCATCGAGTATTATCCCAAAAATATTAATGAGGGAAAGAAAGTGACTATGTTTACCATTTACAACAAAGATGGAAAGTTAGTCAGGTACTCAGATATGACTGCAATGCGAGAGAGGGTTTTCACAACAGCTGGAGGAACATTCCAGGGCTACAGATATAGTTTCCCTCAGGAGACTTTCGGTGGCTTGTGTATGGCAACCCTTATCGGTCAGGCAGGTGGTATTCCCTTCATCGGAGGGCATCACTTGGCAGGTAGAGGACTATCAGGTGCGGCAGGAGTTTTGACTCGCTCGCAGCTGTATGATGCAATTGATGCTTTGTCAATGAGGCCCGGTATTTTGATTTCACATTCTGCTACTCCGTTGGAGACCAGCAGTATGGGAATTGAATTTGGACCTCTTGAGAAGCCAAATGTAAAGTGTCCTACTATGGAATTAGCCAATGATGCTAAAATCCGTGTATTTGGAGCACATTCCTTGTACAATGGGGCAACACGCAAAAGTGCAGTTGTTACGTCAGTAATTTCATCCACTGTTGAGGAAGTCATGGATATTGAAAAGAAACATGACAAACCAAAACAGATGGATGCTAGGCGACACAAGATATTGGACATGAGTGGAAAGGTTGATACCGCTACTCAGTTTGATTCTACTTTGTTACAAAAAGCTGTCATTGATTATGAATCTCGATTGATGGAGATTCCGGACAGTGAATTGGCTAAGGTTGGCAAAATTGATAATGATGCTAACCTTGCTGGTTTAGATGGTGTACTAGGCATCAATGCCATGAATTTTTCAACTTCGGTTGGATTTCCTGGCAAAGGACCTAAGACACAATATGTGGAGAAATCGGATAGACATGTTGAAGGTATTTCATGCCCTCGCGATGTCGATCCAATGATTCTTGAAGAGATTGCAAGGATGGAAGCTGAATTGTTAGAAGGACGATCCATCAATACTATCTTCAAAGGATCATTGAAAGATGAACCCACTAAAATTACCAAAGACAAAGTTCGTGTGTTTGCTGCTGCAAATATGCCTTTTGTTATGTTAGTTCGTAAGTATTTCCTTCCTCTTGCTGCTTTGGTGCAGAGGAATAAGATTCTCACTGAGTG